CCTAACAAGAAGAAAACAACGAGGATAACATAATGGCAATAGAGCGAGCAATGGGCAATGGTCAGGCTATGACTGCCGAGGAACAAATGACGGAAGTCGAATTACCAGCGACCATGGACGGTTTACCAGAAGGAATTGAATTAGCTGATGAACAACCTATTGAAGTTGAAGCCGAGCCTTATGATCATGGAGCCAATCTCGCAGAGGTTCTTGACGATTCAGTTTTGGGAGAATTATCATCTGACATACAATCCAAGTTCCGTGAGGATTTGGAATCAAGAGAAGATTGGGAAGAAGCCATTTCCAAGGGACTAGGGTTACTTGGAATAAACTATGAGGATCGAAGTGAACCATTTTTAGGGGCGAGCGGTGTAACTCATCCGTTACTATCAGAAGCGGTTACGCAGTTTCAATCACAGAGTTATAAAGAGATGTTACCAAGTGGCGGTCCTGTAAAAGCTCAAGTGCTGGGAACACCTACGCAAGAAACTGAAGCACAAGCTCAACGTGTTGAAGATTTTATGAATTATCAGATTACTGAGATCATGGAGGAGTATGATCCTGACACTGATCAAATGTTATTTTATCTGCCCTTAACTGGTTCTACCTTTAAGAAAGTATATTTTGACGAGACTAAGCAAAGGGCAGTTTCTAAATTTGTACCAGCCGAGGATATGGTTGTTCCGTACTCGGCTTCTGACCTAAGAACAGCGGAGAGGGTTACGCATGTTGTTAGAATGACATATAATGACATTCGTAAACTACAAGTAGCAGGAGTGTATAAAGATGTTGAATTATCTAGCTCAGATGATGGAGAAAGCGAAGGGGCTATCCAAGAACGTGCTGATGAGTTGTTGGGACTACGTCCAAATTATTCTGATGACACTTATACTTTATTGGAATGCCACATTGATTTGGACTTGGAAGGTTTTGAAGACACGGATATGGAGGGGAATCCTTCGGGGGTTATGTTGCCTTATATTGTTACCGTTGATCAAAGTTCTGGAAAAGTGTTATCGATTTCTAGAAACTTTAGAGAACAAGACACATTAAAAAGAAAAAGGCAGTATTTTACGCATTTTAAATTTTTACCAGGGTTTGGTTTTTATGGTTTTGGATTATTACACACCATCGGGGGTTTATCCCGTGCAGCGACTTCAATTTTAAGGCAATTGATTGATGCCGGTACGTTATCGAATCTTCCAGCGGGTTTTAAGGCTCGTGGTGTTCGTATTCGTAATGATGATGAGCCTCTTAATCCTGGGGAGTTTCGAGATATCGATGTACCGGGTGGAGATCTCAAGAACTCAATCATCCCACTCCCCTATAAAGAGCCTTCAGCTACGTTAGCACAGCTTTTAGGTGTGGTTGTTGATTCTGGTAGACGTTTTGCACAGGTTGCAGACGCAAAAGTAGCGGATATGAACTCAAATGCACCAGTTGGAACGACTGTTGCACTGATTGAACAGGGTTCTAAGATCATTTCTGCTATACATAAGCGTCTACATTACGCTCAAAAGCAGGAATTTCGCATGTTAGCGGAGATTTTTAGTGAAAATCCGGTTCCATACCCTTATTTTGTTGGAAATGTACCTCCAGAGACTATGCAGAAGGATTTTGATGGTCGTGTGGACATACTTCCGGTGTCAGATCCTAATATTTTCTCTATGGCACAACGATTATCGCTTGCACAGACTCAATTACAACTTGCACAAGCTGCACCAGACATACATAACACTCATGAAGCGTATAGAAGAATGTATGATGCGTTGGATATCAAAAATATTGATGCTATTTTACCACAGCCACAACAACCACAGCCTATGGATCCAGCAACCGAGAACGGAAGTGCTTTAAAAGGTATGCCATTACAAGTGTTTCAAGCTCAAGATCATGAAGCACACGTTAGAGCACATATTGCCTTTTTATCCACTCCTGCGGGACAAGCAAATCCACAAGGATACATAATGTTGCAATCTCATACACAAGAACATGTTGGTATGATGGCTAGAGATCAAGTAACTACGTTTTTTCAAAAATCAATGGAAGCTGCTCAAATGGCTGGGCAACCTGTTCCTCAAATGGATCCAGCAGCCGTTGATGCAGCTATTGCACAGCAGGTTGGTGAAATATTAAAAGAGGTAATGCCTTCATTGCAGCCACAGCAACAAGAAGATCCTTTGGTTGAGATTAGAAAGAAAGAACTTGAGAATGATACAGCGGAACTACAACGTAAAACGTCTAATGATCAAATGAATTTTCAAGTTGATCAAGCTAAGTTAGAACAAGCTTATCAATTAGCTCAAGAAAGACAACAACTTCAAGAAAGTATAGCTGACGATAGAAACGATGTTAACTTATATCGTATTAATACGGCAGCGGCTATACGGGGTAACAAAGCTAAATAAGTTGTGATATAATCTGGATATGGATCCAGTAACAATATCAATAGCCGTAGGTGTGGCGAGCAAAGCTTTTTCTGCAATCAAGCAGGGTTTTGCTGTTGGTCGTGACTTAGAACAAATGTCTGGTGACTTAACTAGGTGGATGGGAGCCTCATCGGATATAGATAACGCTGAAAAACAAGCAAAGAATCCTGGAATATTTGGTAAAGTCTTTGGTGCAGGAAGTATTGAATCCACAGCACTGCAAGCGTATTCGGCTAAGAAAAAATTAGAAGAACAACGCTATGAGTTAAAGATGTTTTTAAATTTAACAATAGGGCCTCATGCCTATGATGAATTACTTCAGATGGAAGGTGAAATCAGGAAAGAGCGTCAACGAACTATATATAAGCAGCAAGCGTTTAGAAAACAAATTGCAGAAATAATTGGTTGGGTCTTCTTATGTGTAGTCATAGTGGGTTTCTTTACAGTAGTGGCTTCTATTTGGATTAAGCGAGCCGAAGCAAAAGATTACACGAGGCAACAAAAAATATGGCAAGGCAAAATAGTTGAGCCCGTCTATACCACTTGTCGATTAAAGAAACGTAAAGTGTATAAAGATAAAATGGCTTGTATCTATCAAGGAGCTCAAAAGACGTTTACATTGGATTTTACAGACATAGCAAATGGTTGCCCACGCAAATACAAATGTATTCTTGATCCCAATAGTACTGAGCCCTCAATTGATTCTGTGATGGAAAGTTTAAGAAGTATAGCTAAATGAGTAAAAAGTTAGAAAACGGAAGTAAGTACGAGGATTACGATCTTGATGGTGATGGGGTTGTAACAGATGAAGAATTAGAAAACGCTAAGATGATGAAGGAGACTGAGTATCAACTTAGGAAACAACTTGCACAATTGCAAATGGCGAGATACACTTTAATGGCTATGGGCTTGTTTACCGTTATGATGTTCATGCCGTTTATGAGTGTAGAAAGAATAAATGCATTGAGTGATATCAGTAATTTGTTCTATTTAAGTGGTGCTGGTATAGTCGGTGCTTATATGGGAACAACTGCGTGGATGAATAGGAAGTAAATGGTTGAGGATAAGGCAGATAAGAAAGCCAAACTAACAGCGAGACAAAGAGAATTTGTAAAACATTACGTTGATGGTATTTACTCTGCAAAAGAGTGTGCTGTCAAAGCGGGGTACGCAGAAGACTCAGCAAAATTTCATGCTTCAAAACTTTTAAACGGAAGAGACTTTCCTTTAGTTACAGAACTTGTTAAAGAAAAACGAGATGAAAAAGAAAGAAAGTATGGTGTAACTTTATTAGGACAGCTGAAGAGATTGTCTGAGTTATCACTTAGAGCGGAAGAGGAAGGTCAATTCTCTGCAAGCATTAATGCGGAAAAGATTAGGAGTGCCTTGGGTGGTTTGACTATTGACCGTAGGGAACAGAATCATATACATCAGCTAGATAAATTAAGTCGTGATGAAATTGTAGCAAGACTAGAATCTATTAAAAAAGAATACCCACATGCGTTTATTGAGGGTGATTACAAAAAGGTGCAATTAGATGGATAATTTTATTTTGGAAGCGTGGAACAGTTTATCATATTTAGAAGGAGTTTTGTTTACGGCATGGCTTTTCGTTTTATATTATGGTAAAGTTTGGGTTGACAACAAATTTGTAAAAAAGGCATGTCAATGCTCACAGCGTTAATAGGACCAGTATCAAATCTTCTTGGAAAATTCATAGAAGATAAAGATATGAAAAACAAGTTAGCTCATGAAGTTGCTACTATGGCAGAAAGTCATGCACAAGAACTTGCCAAAGGTCAAATAGAAATTAACAAAGCAGAAGCACAGCACAAATCCATCTTCGTAAGCGGATGGAGACCCTTTATTGGTTGGACCTGTGGAATTGCTCTTTGTTGGCATTTTGTCCTAGCACCCGTTACTTTATTTGTGTGTGCTTATCTAGCTATTGCAATACCAGAACTTCCAACATTTGACATGGGTAGTTTGATGACTGTCTTAATGGGAATGCTCGGACTTGGCGGACTTCGCAGCTTCGAGAAGTATAAGGGATTAACAAAATAATGAAACGTAAAATTAAAAAAATAGTTAAAGAATT